ATCGGGTTTTTCTTGAAATTGCCGAGCTCCCATCCGCCGGCGGTGATGATCTCGCCCATGCGATCGACCGACTCGTCGGAGAGGACAAAATCGAGCCCGTCGGCTTTCGAGGCGTGCGTCTTGCGGACGATCGCGCCGCGGCCGCCGCTCTTTTCGTCCTGGGCGTCATCCCAGATATTTTGACAGGTGTCCTCGTCGGCGTCGTCGGTGCAACGGTCCATGAAATCCATATAATTTTCGTCGTCATCCGGCGGATCAATGTCGGGCATGGCTTGCTCCCATCAACAACAATTCCAGACGCCGGATAACCAAACGCCGAGCACGGTTGCGGCGCCGAGCGCGAGCACGAGCACGAGCCAGCCGCCGTTATTCATTTCTTGCGCGATGCGCTCGCGGCGCCGGCGCCCGTTTCGATCGCTATGGCGAATTTGCAATCCTCGCGCTGGTTGACCGGATGGTCGCGCGAGCCCGAGCGCAATTTGACAAAGGCGAGCGAGCGGACCCATCGCCCTTCGATGACGATGCCGGTGTCGGGCTCGGCGGTAATCATGATTTCTTCGCCCTGGTCGTCGAACAGATCGTTATAGAGCTCGCCGTTGCTCGACACCTGGAACGTGAGATTGGCCTCGGTGAACTCTTGCGGCACGGTGATCCGCACGATATCGCCGGCCGAGCAATCGACGCCCTCGGACAGCGATTCCCCGCGCGGGATGGTCGGGCCGTCGATAATTTCAAGCGACATAGCGAGCTCCTTTTTTCAACCGATCAATGTGGAAAAGTCGACGACCTGGCGGAGCCGCGCGCGCGCGCGAAGCCCCATGAGCATCGCGAGCGCGACCGCGCCGTCGATGCGAAAGCGTGATTTGTCCTTGTCGAGCTTGCGGCCGCCGGCCGGGTCCATGACCGCGATCGCGTTCGCCATGTTCCAGTTAAGACAAGGGTTGTTCGGATGGATCAGCTTGCGGTCGACGACCGCGGACTCGAGCGCGTCGATCGCCGGCGCCATATCCTTGAAGCCCTGGCCCCACGGCACCAGGCGCAAGCCGTCGCGCGGCAATTCCTTGCTCGGCTTGCCATCGTCGTTGTCGGCCTCGGCCTTGTACGCCTTGAAACCGATGCGATCGAACTCGCGCAACAAATCTTCGATCCGCCACCGATCGTAGGCGAGCGCGGCGACGTTATAGCGCCCGGTTAATTCAGCGATCCGCCGGGCGATCGCTTCCTTGTCGATTGATTTGCCCGGCGTGGTTTCGATGTGTCCCGCCTCGGCCCATTGGACGTAGCGGAGGTTGCCCGATCCGAAATCGCGGAATGATTGCTCGGCGAGTTGCTCGGCGGGTTTCCAGAAAAACGGTTGAACGCGCGCGACGTCATCCGCCGAGCCCATGAGCAAAGCCGACAGGTCGAGTGTATTCGATAGGTCCAGCGCAAGGTAAACCGTCTCCCCTGGCGTGAATTGGGCCTCGCCGGCGCAAGCCATCCATTCGGCCCGGCTTATGAGGATCGAGGCCGGCGAAACCCGTTGATTGAGCAACAGGTTGCGGACTTTCGGCTCATCGGCCGGCATCCGCGTTGCCTTGACGATCGCCGCGGCGAGATCGTCGTAATCGCGAAACACGCCGAGCGCGGGATTGGCTTTTTTCCATTGCCGGCGATCGCCGAGCTCGCAGTTTTCGTCCGCCGCGTGCAATTGGCAAACAATGGTCGGATCGGTTTCCGATAAGCCGTCGTCGATCAATTGCGACAGGATATGCTCGGGATCGTTCGATTGCGTGGAGATCACGATAAATAACGGCTCCTCGCGCGCGCCGAAACTGGTGTCGAGGACGTCGTAAAGGTCGCGGCTCTTGGCTTGCGCGAGCTCGTCGTAAATGACCAGGCTCGGCATGTAGCCGTGCTTGGTGCCGGCCTCGGCCGATATGGCGCGATAGACCGAGCCGGAATTGCGCGCGATCATGGTCTTGGTCGAGTTAATGATCTCGACTTTTTCGAGGAGCTCGGGCTCGAGCTCGACGATTTGCCGGGCGAACTTGAAAACGATTCCGGCCTGGTCGCGATCGTTGGCGGCCGAGTAAATTTCGCCGTTGGGTATCCACTCAGGTCCGACCAGGTGCGCGAGCGCGATCGCCGCAATGAGCGCCGTCTTGCCGTTCTTGCGCGCCATTGACAAAATTGCGCGGCGGACGACGCGACGGCCGTCGGGGAACGACGGCTCGTAAATATCGCGGATAAAATCTTTCTGCCATTTTTGCAGATTGAACGGCTTGCCCTGGCCGGTGCCCGACGGCACCGTCAACATTTGGATAAAATCAATAACGTCCTTGGCGCGCTGTTTTCCCTTCGCCGAACGCCTAACCGGCGAGGAGCGGCCCGAACTTGCCCGACGGTCGGGTCGGGTCGTCGCTATTGGAAATTCGCGATCGCGCGGCGGGCGTGAGTCCGAACTCTGAGGCAAAGCGCACCATATCATTTGCGGATTGACGGACGGTGAGGACGAGCGGGTTTTGCATAACGCTCCCGGTCGCCGCCTTGACCATGAGGCCGTGCGTGACCGAATCGCGGTCGGCCATTGTCGCCAGCGTTTCGACGGCGGTACGCCAGGTCGCGTAAGCCTGGCAATAGGCGGCGAGCGGGTTGAGATCGACCAGCGTCAACAGCCTGAGGTGATAGAGCTCGGCGTTGATCCGATACCATTCGTCCATTGCATAGCCGACGAGGAATTTCGGCGCCTCGGGAATTTGCGGCGCGATCGCCGGTTGCGGCTCGTTCATGTTGAGCTTTTGGTGTCCGGCATTGCCGCGCAACAATTTGAGGTGGGTCGGGATCGGGCGCGGCCCGCGTGGTCGGCCGGTCATCTAGGCAACCGCGCTTAAGACGGCGGCATGAGAGCGGAGGAACGGTCCCGGCAACGGCAAGCCGAACAACAGCGCGACGATCATGTAAAGCGCGATCAGGGCGACGATCACCATGTAGATGCGCTGGATATTTTCGGGGATCGCAAAGCCGATCCAACTGGCAAACCAAACGATGATAAGCCCGACCAGGACGAGGACCGCTATATAGATTGCGATATTGATAACGCCGAGGATGATACCGGACAGGCTCATGCTGATTTCCTCCGCTCGTTGAGGCGTGAGGCCGCAACTTGCTCATAGGTGCGGCCGTCGCCGGCCAGCGTGACGTCCTGACCGGAAAACTGGTTGCGGTAGCGTGTGACGGTTATGTCGCAATAGGCCGGCGAGATTTCGCAACCGGCGCCGGCGCGTCCGGTATGCTCGGCGGCGACAATGGTCGAGCCCGAGCCGGAAAACGGATCGAATATCAGGTCGCCTTCGTCGCTATAGGCGCGGCAGAAAAACGCCGGCAAGCCGACGGGAAAGGCGGCGGTATGGCCGGTCGCCTCGTGCGAACGGGAAAACGTCGGCAAGCGGTTGCCGGGATAGGCGAGGCCGGGACCGATGTATTCGCCGGGCGCGACGTTCTGGCCTTGAAATTGCGCGGCAAAGTCGCTCGCATTGGTTCCGTTGCGGCGTTTCTTGACGGCGCCGAGGCCGAGCGGCCCCGCGGCGCGCTTCGCGGCGCCAAACATTGGGCCGTTGCCGCCCTGGTTGTCGGCCCATGACGTTTGCCCGACGCCAGGACCGCCCGGCCTTGGCACGTTGTCGCTTTCGTGCCGGACTGCCTCAGGCCGCATTTTCCAGTAGCCGCGCGCGAATTGATAAACCGGCTCGAACTGGTTTTTGAATCGTTGCGTAACCGATTTGGGAACGCCGCCGCGCTCCCAACAAAACTCGGTGGCAAAATGCCAACCCCATTGCCGCGCGTGCGCGAGCACCAGGTCGAACACATAGAGCTCGGTATCGAGGCCGTCGGCCGCCGGCTTGATATTGACAAACCACGAGCCGCCGTCCGCGAGGTGCGCGGCGACGTTGGCGGCCACCGGCGCAAACCATGCGACGTAGTCGTCGGGCGGCACCAGCTTAAACCCCGAGGCGCTATCGTAATTGCGTTGTTCGGCGTAGGGCGGCGACGTAAACCCGATATTGATACGCCGGCCCTCGAGCACGCGCGCGACCGTCTCGGCGTCACGGCAATCGCCGCACATGAGCCGGTGCCGCCCGAGGTGCCAAAGGTCGCCGGGCCGCGTAATGACGTGCGCCGGCGCCGCCGGGATATCGTCGATGCCGTCGGGCAATGGCTCCGGCGGCGGCGTCAGGTCGGCAATTTCCTTTTCGGAAAATCCGGTGAGCAACGTGTCGAAATCGAGCGCGGCAATGTCCTGCAATTCGACGCGCAAGGTCGCCAAATCCCATCCGGCATTTTCGGCGAGCTTGTTGTCGGCAATGACATAGGCGCGCTTTTGCGCGTCGGACCAGCCGCGAGCGACGATAACCGGCACCTCTCCTATGCCCATCCGATCGGCGGCGATCAATCTCCCATGACCAGCAATGACTAACCCCGCCTCGTCGACCAGGATCGGCGTCGTCCATCCCCACTCACGGATAGACGCGACGATTTGCCCGATTTGCGCCGGCGTATGCGTTCGCGCATTGCGCGCGTAAGGCGCCAGGGACGCGACGGCCATGCGCTCGATTTTGTCGGCCGGCCAGGACGCGACGGGATTTTCGGGCATTTTCAAAACCTTAGGGCGCTAAAAGGAAACTAGGCGGCCGGTCGCGCGACGTTGCGCGTGGATGGTCGCACCCGCCCCCCCACCCCATTGTTGGGAATAGGACCCGCGCCGACCATCCGCCGGAGTGAGAC